TAACCGTGGCGTACATGAAGAAGAGCGCCCAGGTGATGCCCGGTCGGACAAGGGCAGAGACTGCCGCCACAAACCACCCGGCCTCCTTGGCTGTCGTGGCCTGCTCCTTGAACGCTTCCTTGATGGCATCCAGTTGGTTGACCGAGTAGTCAACATACTTCTCTTCCATCTTGAACTCGCCGCGCATCTTCTCCAAGTCGGTCTGAAGCGAGAACATTGCCAGTTCGTGCTTGCGCTCGTTGCCCTTGTCCAAAAACTTCAGGACTTCCGGGGCAAGCCGGAACAAGCCACCGAAGACCGACCCCAGAAGACCACCACTCAGCATTTCAAACATATCAGGCTCCCAGGGCCACGAAGAACAGAATCAGCCCGACTGCACCCACGCCGATGGAAGCGTAGAACAGGCTCAGGGTGACAGCAAGGATGGCGGCAGAGGACAGCACGATAGCCAGTTGCAACGCCATGCCGGAGTAGGAGTAATAGGGCGACTTGTTCTTGGCCGCATCGCGCTTGGCTTCAGCAGCACGGGCATTCTCCATGATCCCGTCCATGTCGGCACGCTGCTTGACCGCCTTCTCTTCGTTGTCGGTCACCTCGTAAATGGTCGCCCGGACATTCTTGGCCTGATACCACGCCCACAGGTTGTTCGACTCTATGGTGCCGTTGAGAACCGCAGATGAGTTCCGTCCGGCAAAGTAATTTGTAACAGCAAGGAGTAGAGCAAGGATGCTAATACTAACCGCAGCAAGAGCCTTGACATGGGCCTCCCTCTCCGACCGGCTTGCACCTTCAGCGGGCTTCTTGAAACTCATCTCTGCACCTTGTCCAGGATGTAATAACCAACCCCGATCAGGGCGGTCAGAACGAAGGCGATAGCACCCCCGTACTTCACATTGAGCATGAACTCCTTCTGCCGAAGCCGGTGCTCACGGTCTTTCTTGTCGCGCTCCTTCTTCAGCCGGATGCGCTCCATGATCATCTCGTTGTATACGTTCTCACCGTAGTTGGCGATGATCAGTATCTTCAGTTCGTATTCCTGCTTGTACAGCGCCTGCTTGTGCATGGTGATCTGCAAGGCTTCCTGTTCAACGGAGCCGTCATGCAGCAGGCGCTTGAAGACTGATGGCCTCTTGTTGGCCTTCTCGTTGGCAAGGCGGTTGAAATCCCCGACTGCCCCATACCACTTGCCGATCTGACCGGCAACATCCTGAATCTCGCGCCCCGTGGCAACGAGTTTTTTAACGGCCCCGAATGCAGCATTCGCCGCCGATACTGCCGCGAGAATACCGGTTATGGGCTCCATACACTACTTGGCTCCCTTGATGCGCTCACGCTCTTCAAGCAGGCGAACCTTGACCTGAAGTTCGTTGATGTGCGCCATCAGTTGCTCTTTCAGGATGGCTCGGCGCTCGGCGCTGATGGGGCTGTCGGTAGGCACACCCTCCCTGGTGATCAGGGCAGGCATCTGGCCTTCGATCTTGGTCAGACGCTCAGAGAAGGATGCCACCTGCCCAAGCAGCCATGCGAGCGCGGCCACCACGATGGGGATGACTGCCTTGAGTACGTCTGACCAAGCCATGACTGTTAACTTATACAAGCCATGCCGAAATTGGCCGACTGGTAAATGCCGGGTTGACTAACCTGTCTAACTTCTACCTGAATTTGAGCAGTAACTGTATACCCCGGTGTGAACGCGGGTTCTATGGCAATAAATTGGTTTGAGCCTAGGTTCAACCAAGTATTTAGTGGGCTCCCTACATAAGTTATAAACCCGGTAGAAGAATTAACACTAAAACGGCACTCATACTGCGACGTTACACTAGTGGCCGCAGGGAAAGGCGTCAACCATTTAGTGACTGTTTCCCCGCCGTACTGTCCGTAGAAGAAAGCGGTGGCATTGTTGTATAGTGCGATAAATGGCAACTCAGGGTAATTTTGTTCTGCGGATGAACCGCTGTAATTACCCCAATATATCGCATAGGTTACGTTACTCGTGCCGTAGAAGTTCTGGATGGAAATCGTACCGCTGCTCGGCACAGCACCATAAGTACCAGAAGTACCGGCGGCAACTAGTCCGCCCCCGGCGTAGTATTCAGACAGGCTGATGGGGTTAGAGCCGCCGAACTCGCCCTGAATTTGAGCCAAAGTAAGCGGGCCGGATGAAGGCAGTGCCATTTCTTCTCCTTACGGTGAGCCGTAGGCGGTCACGTTGTTCAGTGCGGTGATTGCACCACCACTGCTGATGGACAACACAGGCGTACCGTTGTAACTGATCACGAGGTTACTACCAGATTGAGCCACCGTGAAGTTGGTCGTGGACAGCGATCCTGCGGAGGTGGCGCTTGTGGCTGACGTGGCTGTGGCCGCGTTGCCCGTGATGTTGATGCCCCAAGTGCCGCTTGCGCCGGAACCCGTTGTGGAGGGCACGCTAAGGTTTGAACGCGCAGTGGCTGCATCCGTGGCCCCTGTACCGCCGTTGGCGATTGCCACTGCCCCGCTCAGGCTGATGTTGGGCGTCGTGCCACCCGAGGAGGCCAAAGGCGAAGAGGCGGTGACAGAAGTGATTGTGCCGCCCGAACCCGTGGCTGCGATGGTGATGCCACCCGCTGAGTTGGTGATGCTGACGCCCGAGCCTGCGGTCAGGGTGGTGCGTGTAAACCCTGTACCGTTACCGATGTCCAGAGCACCGTTGGCAGGCGTGGAGGTCAGCCCGGTTCCGCCGTTAGCCACAGCCACTGTACCCGTGACGTTCGCGGCGTTGCCGGTGATGTTCCCAGTGATCTTCGATCCGGCCAGAGACGTGATCCACGCCGGGTCGGCATAAGAGCCGGTCGTCACTACCCCGTTGGTTGCGGTGGCTGCGTTGCCGGTGATGCTGATGCCCCAGGTACCCGACGCACCGGAACCGGTTGTTGAAGGAACCGAGAGGTTCGACCGGGCCGTGCCCGCATCCGTTGCGCCCGTCCCGCCGTTGGCAATCGGCAGCGTACCCGAGACTTGAGAGGTCAGGCTGACCGCTGAGAGCGACCCGCCCAGTGTGAGGGAGCCGGTGGAGGTCACCGTGCCCGTGAGCGTCAGACCCTGCACCGTGCCGGTGCCAGACACCGAGGTCACACCGTCCGGTGTGGAGGTAGCCACGGTCACGAAGTCGGTGCCCGTCCAGGCCACAAGAGCCTTGGCCCCTGCCGCGATGGTGGTGCCCGTAGTAGCAGAACCCTTGACGACAACCGCCGCGTTGGACTGGTTATCGACGATGTAGGCTTTGCTGCTGCTCGGGGCGATGATGTTGCGGCTCACCCCAGGCGAGCCAGTAGGGACGAGGATGGCGCACCGCGCCTGATTGGTAGCCCCGGAGCCGGTCGTGGTCAGCGTCCAGTCAGTGGCTGCGACAGATTGCGTGGCCGTGGCTGCAATCGAATCCTCCACCAACTCGGTGATGCTGTTGTTGACGACGTTGCCCCAGGTGCCATCCAGTTCACCTTCAACCGGAAGAGCGAACCCGAGGAGGGAGGTGTACGCGGTGGTCATCTTGAGTCCTTACTCTTTGGGCGGGGGCACCGCCACGGGCTGTCCGCCCATCTTCTGCTGATGCTCCACGCCGATCTGACGGAAGCGCATGAAGAGGTCAATGCATTCGCCCAACTGGCCCATAGCCAATTGTTTCATCAGCAGGTTGTATTCGGCAATGGTTACTTCACCGAGGCTTACCTTATCGTTCATCAGGGTTCCTTATCAGGCTGCGGGAGGGGTGGGAGTCGGCGGAGCCCAAGGCAGCGGTGGCTCCGTGACGGGGTTGGCCTTGGCAGCAATCTGCTGCGCGATCTGGTTATTGATGTGGTCTTCGTAGGTCGCTGCCACCGGCTGAATCCACCCGAGCACGGTGGCCTGGGTGAGTTGATCGAATGGCACGAAGTCAGGCTGATCCGGGGTGGGGGTGAAGGGCGTTGCACCGTTGAAGGTGCCGGTGTTGCCGTTCTCATCCGTGCCGGTCTTCGTCCAGTACGTCTGCACGACGTAGTTGGTTTCGCTGCCGACGTTGGTCACTTTCATGCCGGTGACGGCCCAGGTGTAGGTGATTGCCATGATGTTTCCTTACTGTGCCCGCAGGGCGTTGATTTCCGCCCGCAGGGCGACAACTGATTTTGCCAATTCCACGCACGCAACAACAGCGGCGTTTCCGTAGGCCAAGGCTAAGGTGCCTGCCGCATCTTCAGTGACGACTTCCGGCAGCACGTCCTGCCAATCCTGAGCCGACGAACCGGCTTGCCGCTCGCCACTGTCAGTGCGCGTGTAGGTTCCGCTCTTTATAAGAGCAAGCCGGGTGATGAAGTCGCCAGGGACAGAAACCCAGTCCTTCTTCAGGCGCTCATCGGAGTAGGC